AGCAGTGGTATCAACGCAGAGTACTTGCCACCAGTTGCTTGGAACTGTTCGTACCCACGAATGCGGCAGAGGCGGGAACAGCGGCTCCATTGACTTTAGCAACTGTCGGGTCTGGATAACTACCACTCAGGTCACCCCCGGCGCTACCCGTCGCTGTCTGAGTCGCAGCAGTGATGACTCCTGACGCTATGGTGATGGTGGTGTCGTCCGGCTTGACTACGCCACGCAGCGATGCGGTCGCAGTCTTCGGATAGGCTGTGATGGATTGCAGCGGGGTTCCGCCGTCACTGACAAAGGTGACATTCTGGTCGCCTGACGGGGCGGCTGGAGTGACTTGATTCAGCAGAACGGAAGTAGTGGGAGCACTCATATATTAGATGACCTGAATAGTCTGGGGCGGGGGCCAGCCACCGGCTAGTGCGCTCACCGCGCTTCCAGGGGGTAGTGCGAGAATCGCGCCAAGATACGTGTCGCCCTGTATCCCCGCCAGTGAACTGCTGGTGCTCGCGGTTGCGGTCAGCGTTGGCGAGCCGCTCTCCCCGACCTGTGTGGGGTCGGCAATCGTCACGTAGTACCAAATAGGCACGGAGGGTGCGGTTATGATCAGCGTGCGTGCGGCATAGTTCACCGTGGTGGTGCCGAAGGTGACAGCGACGGCAACAACATCAATAGTGGTCGAGGTCGGCTGCGTCAGGGCCAGTGCCGGTGAATTGCTATAGCTTCCCGTCTGTGACTGACTCGCCACGGCGGTGGTGTTGTCAACCTCATCCCACGCCGAGACGCCACCGGTCATGCTCGCAAGCGAACAGACTCGCACGTCATAGGCCGTGCCGTTGGTGACTGGTGTAATCAAGAGCGATGTCACACTAGGCGACACCGTTCCCGCTGTGAGCCAGACTGTGCTGCTATGCACCGAATACTGAATTTCGACCTGTGTTACTCGGGCATCGGCGGGGGCCGTCCAGCTCGACAGCAGTGTCGGAGTAACCTGACCCTGACTGCCTACAATGGCTGTGGCGTTCGAACTAGTGACACTCAGACCAGTGGGCGCAGCAATGGCGGAGGGAAGCGTGGGCGGTTGCGTTGGATAACCCGCATACACCGGGTTAGTATTCGCGGGTACACCATAGACCGTCATCTCCTCAGTGGCAGAATTCCATTCATAAATGCTGGCGTCGGTCTCGCCTATCTTCATGCTCAGCGTCTCGCGTGGCGCAGTCTTGTCATCGCCATAGTCAATCGAGGACGTTGCACCTTGAATCTCCAGCGTCTTGCCTGACCAATTCATTGCCGGAAAGGTGAAGCTCATCACGTCGCAAGCTTGCATCACGAAAGCTTCCTGCATCATCGCCAGCGTGCCCGAGCCTTGGAATCGGTTGCGGAGCAGAGCGATCTTGGCAAGTCGCTGCCACTGCGTCACAGAAAGAACACTGCGTAGCGTCAACTCAAGCGGCAACAGATTCGAATATGGCACCCAGTCGGTGGGTGAACTTGCTGGGTCGTTGCCCACATTGGATGCGACCAGCGACTTATACATCACGCCCTCGCTGACGACATCACCGATGTTGTAGGTGACACCGCTGGAGTAAGTCCCAATCAACTGCGAGTCCTGCTCAAGAAAGGCGTCATACGCATAGCCGTGGTTCACATCGCACGCATACTGCGGAGCACTGGTGGGCGTGAAGCCAAAGGCGAAGTTGTTCTGTATGGAACCATTAAAAAATCCATTTGCATCGTATAAGTTACCGGCTATGTTCCATGGGAAATTCGCAGCGACGTAGGTTCCATTAACGCGGTTGTAGAGGTCTCTCAAACTGTGAGCCGCCGTCCATTGCAGTGGCCCAGCCAGTGCGTTGGCGTCAAAGTCAAAGCTCGGCCCCTGCCAATAGGCGGGATAGAAGTACCACTCACCACCGGGCAGAGAGACGCGCCCACCCATGGACTGCATCATCGTGTTGAGTGCATCGCCGGGAGCAACGGATGAGTCGTAGTGATAGTGACAGCAGAATTGTGACTCGTATTCTCCCAGTGCCTCGACATAGATTTGCTCATCGCACACGTTCGCGGCTGCAATCAAGCACGCCAGCGAACCAGCGTCCTTGAAGGCATCGGCATCCCCCAACCCGAACTCCGCATCCGTCACCACGTCCGCACAAATCAACGCAGAGTTGGTGGAGTAGCCCGTCGTCTCGGTGCGAGGGTCATAGATGTTGTTTTTCCCGCGCACGGTGAACTTAACTTCGACCGCACCCGGCGTATTCGGGAACATGCTGCTGTCGTATTCGAGCTTGAGATAAACATAGGTGCAGCCCATCAGCAGGGGTGCGCTATCGTCCCACAGCGAATCATTACCAGTGACCAGATTCCCACTCCAGCCACTGGGGAAGCTTGGCCCCGCCGAGGTCGCGGTTTGATCGCCGAAGCGCGGCTCGCAATAGACAAGCGTGCCGAAGTTATACTGGGTGCCACCCGGTCCGGTGTAAGTGTTGGCGTTGGTGTAGCCGCCAAAGTTGCAGCCGTTACGAGTCGTGTTGCCGTGACTGCCCACGTCCCAGAAGCATTGGCGACCGTCGAGGTATAGATTCTCGATTGCATCAACTTCGTGTCCAGCGATGACGACGATGAAATTATTTTGGTCTAGCTCGCCACCGGTAGTGCTGAGATAGGCATAGATGCCGCCCACTCGCTGCTCCCCATAGATGACCTGACGAAAGGGTGCTGGCTGTCGTATCGTGTAACCGGAACCTTGCGTTGAGAACAGTGCTGCGGCTGCGGCTAGTTCCATCGCCACACCCGTCGCAGCCATTCCAGCGGTCAGACCCACTTCAAGCTCAAATAGCACCCCAGAGAATGGTGCCAAGCCGGGAATGAAAAACAGTGCCGCTGCCCCCGCCAGCAATAGCGCGCCTTCGATAGCTCTAGACATGCCATGCCCTCTTAATTAGGGTTGGGGTAATCAGCAGTTTTACTAGGCCGGTGTCGGCCATGCTTATCACGTGACGCCCACTTAGATGAATGATTCCAGCGATGAGACAGCCACCGTTCTCAATCACTACTAAGTCGCCTCGCTGCGCTAACAGGGGATACTTCCACTCGACCAGACCAGCCTTGGCCGCGCACCATGCGACAACGTCGGCAACGGCAGTCTCGGGCGGTGCGGTGGAACCCGTCACTGTCTTTATCAGTGCGAAGGCTTCAGCTTCGGTGGAGTATTTGCCGCGAAAGTCTGCGGCCAAGTCCGTACCCGTGAAAGCTTCGATGGCGTCGGCGGGGAATGTGCAGCAGTCGTTCGTGCCCCACACGAATGGCTGATGAGCGTGAGTAATGAGAAAGTCGTTGAGCGTCTGAGTTGCCCAGTGAAGTTTTCTTTCGAGCGGCATTAGGTCCCGGTCTTTAGGGCTATGTCCTGGATCTCCTCGATCCAGTCGAAGCCACAATCATTCGGATATTGCAGATGTTGGTCGGCGGCGGTGTAGCGTCGATAGCTGGCGCGGCCTAAGTTGACGATGCGAGACTCCAGCGAGAGCGTGATAGCCAGAGTCTCGGCGGAGATATTGATGACCGGCTTATCGACATAGCCACGAAACGTCTGATAGGGAGTTCCGTACAGAGCACCGTTCGACCACAACCCGCGCCAAATTCTGGCGGGTGCTCCGATCTGAATATCCGTCAGACATTCCGAAAGCAGCGTGGGGTCGATGCCAGAGAGTGAGACGGTTGTACCGTTCGCCTCGACGTTGACCCCCTCAGTAATCGTTCCCACCTGACCGAGTGATCCCACTCCGCCGAAGTCGTTACCGTTCCATGACAGGGTTCCAACGCCCGACCAGACATACTTCACCATCGAAGCAAAGGTGAGCATCACCAGACGAATGGGCATGATGACAGGCGCGGATAGTCCACCGGCATACGTTCCATCTAGCTCGCGTGCCAACTATCTGTACTCCTGAATGGGGAAGCTGCATCGCGAAAGTCGAGTGATGTCCGTCGACCAGCTTCTATCGTTCGACGCCAAGCGGAACAGACCCTTCGCACCGTTGAGATAAAGACCCCCGTTATAGACAGTCACCGTACCCGTTGCGTATCCGGTCGATGGGCATAAGAGGCCGCTGCACCCTGCAAGAACGCCGCTCTGCTCCACAGTGTTCGGGAGTGCCCACGCCAGCCCCTGACCCGAAGGCGCCGTGAATGGTGGAGACATCTGAAGGTCAGTTTGCGGGGTGGCACTGGTGTAATAAATAGCGAAGCCAACGCCAGTCACGGCGACGACCTCGGCCAGTGAATCTTGGGAGAGCGACACGTTGAGCAGACACTTAATCTTGTAATTCGCCAACGCCGTCAGCGTCGTGCCAACGCTCGTGCTCCCGTAAAACTCGGTACTGGTAAAGGTAGTGCTGTCCGGATTGGAAGGAACATTGAAACCGTTCCCCTCGCTTACATCTGTAAAAGCCGCCCCTGAGTTTCCGTAAGAGTAGTAGCTGAAGACCCGGTCGTTAGTCTCGCTCGCGACCATCACGGGATAGATGCCCTGAATCACCGCGTCTGGCGGCAGACTATAGTTCGGCTTGAACTGATAATTGCTCCAGCGCACGGCGGCGATATTGTTGCCGAGCGGACGACTCTGCGTATAGCCCAGCGCACCAGTCGCGTTCGTCCAGCCGCTGGTGCTGCCGTTGTTGGTCGGTTGCTCCCGCAGCGAGGGCCAGATCGGCAACAGGGCCTTGCCCGAGCCATCTGCGTTGATATTGTCCAGCACGCGATAGAGTCGATAGCCCACCTGAAACCAATCGCCCTGCAACAGCACGCCCACTGCGTTCGGAGTCCAGCCTTGGGTTCCCAGCGTCTGACTTCCGGCTGCATTGCCCCCAGCGACCGTGTTATCCACCACTGGGCCAGATGGGCTGGAGCCGGTGCCTCGAATGTTAGGTTGCAGTGGGTCACTAAATTGAAAGGCGTTAGCCATGCCGCGTAGTTGCATGAGAAAACTGAGCCACGCATCCGCCTGTGTCTGCGTCAGTGGGGGCAGATTCAACATGGCCGAAAACAGGTCTGCTCCGAACCACTGCTGTGCTTGCGTCTGCCCGGTAAACGGTGAGCGGTCGAGCGCGACCGCATCGCTCATCTTCGGCTCCCACGAGCTAAGCTGGGGAGTCGGTGGCATGGCGACCACGTTGATCGAACTGCCGTTGAGCGTGATGGTGGTGATTGACATTCAGATCTTAACCTCTGCGTGACCCCGGTATGCGCTGATTGCGTGATTGAGTTGCTGCCACACTGGCAGCGACTATCTGCGGGGCGGCTCTGGCGATGCCGCGCTGCACGGCTGCTTCCGTTTCGGATGGGTTGGATGACCCACGAGCGTCGATGTTCCAGTTATGAGTAGTGCCGCCACTATCACCGACATTCAGTCTGTAGTTGGGGACGATATGCCCAGACGTGGACGGCATGAACAGTTCAGGGCCGTTCTCACCTACCAGTGCAGGGCCATTAAGATAGCCGCCGTCTTGCATCGGGATAATGGCTTTGAGCAAGCTGCCGAAGAATCCTCCGAGCTTGCTAACAGTGGCCCCAGCCGCTCCCCCGAGAATGCCTCCCACTTTAGAGGCGTCATCCATAATCACGTGCATAGGGTTCGATGATGTGCCGAGCTTGCCCAGCCCCAGCGCACTCATGACCGCACCTTCGCCCTTTTCAAGGCTGGCGGAGGCGGCGGACTTGAACATGGTCTGACCGACCTGCTTGAAGTCGGTTTTCTTGCCCATCATCTCGTTGACGATCTGCTCATTCAAACCCTTCAAGGTGTTGCTCACGAGATTTCGCATCTGGGTCGCGGCATCTTTTGAAGCGGCGATGAACTCGTTAATGGCAGAGCGCAGTCCTCCGGCCATGGTCGAGTTGTCAACGTTGTATTGGTCGGTTTGAGCGGTACGTTCTGCCTCACCCGTAACCCCGACTATCTTGGCCCGAATGTTCAGACCCTCAGCACCCTGCCGGTCGGCAGCGGAGAGCGAACGATATTGCTCGACCAGGGCGGCTAGTTCCTGCTGATACGCGGCGGCGTGGGCAGCGGCTTCCTGCATCGCAGCGGCGTGCTTGGTGATGGCTCCTGTGTCCAACTCGTGCTTGCTTACAAGCTCCGCCATGGACGCTATGCTCTTTATGTTGGCGTCATCATAGTTGCGCTGTGCGGCGGCGAGACGTTCCATAGCTGCGACCGCAGCATAGTAGTCCGCAGTCTGCCGCTTCTGGGCTTCGTCGTCTTTCTTGAAGTCTTCCCACTCCTGCTCGTGGTCTTTGTGGAACTGCTCAGTTAGTTGCTCGTGAAACTTGGCATTAGCTTCATTCGTCGCCCTCTGAGTTCCCTCATAGTCGAACAACGGCTTCGCCTTCTTGATGGTGGTCAGATCATCAATACCGCTGAATTGACCAGTGCTGCGGCTGGCGTTGCGTGCCTGAATTGCGGCTAGAACCGGGTCAACTGGAGCTTTTCCAAACCCCGCTTGATACGCGGCGTTGGTGGGCGCTTGATTGCCCTGAGAGACATCCCATGAGGCACCAGCCTTTGCCCCATACGCATGAAAATCTTTCATTGCCCCTGCGGCCATCTGCTTATTCCAATCAGCCCCCTTGAAGTCGAGCATCATGGTGGAAGATGCTTGCATAACCCGGAACATGGCCGCAGCCAGTAAGTCGAAATCTGAGATCACTGCATATATCTCGGTTGCGGCGAGGGCGAATCCCTTACCAATCAAGCTGCCGAAGTTTTGCATCGCTTGCATCTGGGATTTGCCGCCCTCGATAACACTCAGCATCGAAGTCAACGCGGGTGTCATGCCTTCAGTGAGCCCCACCTCCGCACCCTGTATGCGTTGCTGCAAATCTTTGAATCGCTTGGAAGCGGCTGCGAGTGATTCGGCTCCGGGGCCGTCGAGATAAACCCCAGCAGCTATCGCCTTCTGCTTCCACTCGTCCCAGTGCGAGCCAATCTCGATTAGGGTGGGAATCATATCCTTCCCGGTTTTACCCAAAAGACCCTGTGCCAGTTCAAGACGGCGAACGGGGCTCTCAGTGGCGGCGATCTGTTGCGCTACCCGCTTGAAGGCAACCTCGGCTCCATCACTCTGCGAAGCCAGTTCCTTAGCATTCAGACCGAGACTTTTGAGGAAGGCGTTAGCTTTTTTGTCGTTGCCGTCAGCAGCGTTGCCGATGGCGGCACCCATCTTGCCGATGGCGGTTGACATCGTATCGAAGTCACCACCAGTAATTGCGGCGGCATAGTGCAGGGTGGATAGAGTGCCGACCGCGACTCCGGTCTTCTCACTGGCACGCTGAAGTTGCTCGCCAAACTCCATGGAGGAGCTAACCGCATCCTTGAGCTTGGCGATAATCATTCCCGCGCCCAACGTGGCCGCGAGCCCCTTCAGTGTGGTCATAAAGCTGGTTGAACTTGCAGAGGCGGTCTTGGTTGCAGCCGCAGACTCGCGTTGAGCCGCTGTGAGTCGTTGCAGAGCAGCGCCCAGTGTTTGAGCACCGGTTGCCTCATCCAAATATCCTTTGCGTATAGCGGACTGTACGGAGACGAAATCTTTGTAAGCTGCTTTCTCGTCGGCCTTAGCCTTGAGAATGCGCTGTGACTCACTGGTGACCGCATCCCCGGCGAACTTAGCAGCAAGAGCCGAAGCCTTCGATGCCGCAACGCTGGACCTGGCCGCATCGGACGCAGTAGCTCCAACCTGCTTGAGGGCTTTGTTGGCTTGGGTGCCATCGGCGGTGATGAGAATATCTAGTTTGTTACTGGGCATGATTCATGTTCTCCACCGTCTGGTGAAAGCTCTTGACCATGGCAGCTTCAGCCGAGGAGTTAGCCGCCTCAAAACTGGGTCGAACGAAAGGATGTGCGGGAACGTCGCCGAAGGTTTTAGTGCCGTGAATCAACCGATGTCCGTATTCGACAAGGGTGGCGATCCAGCCGGTCTTGCCGAAGCCAACCGCAGCCGTGGGGACCAACTCACCCTTTAGCTGATAGACGTGAACATCATTCTTCAGAGCACCTGGCTCTAGCGAGTTACTGCCCTGATTCTTTTCAGTCAGCACCGGAGCCCGTTCGACAATCTCTTGCTTGAACACCAGTCCACCAGCACGAACCATGCGCTTGGCACCGTCTTCGCTTATCTCTTTGCCGAACGCAGCCATGCTCTTGGCTAATGTGTCAAACCCTCGAAATTCAAAGCTAAGGTTGTCCGCCATAGTTAATCCTTCTTGGGGTGCAGATTGGGGAACATCGCCCGAATGCCAGCGGCTACAGCCTTGCGACGTTTCTTGGTCATGCGCTTAGGCGGGGTTGACGTTGACGCTGAAGTTTTCTTCTTGGCCCACTCGCTGGGCATGAAATCTCTCGCAGTGGTGGGCTTCTCCACGCTCTTGAACCCTGTGTTTGCGATCCAACTCGTTATCTGAGCGGACATAAATTCGTACTGCGCCAGTTCGATCCTCTTGCGTTTGCACAAGGCATCGAACTGGCGCGGAGTGAGAGCGTAAAAATCATCGCTGGTGAGATGTAAGTCGTACATCGCCACAGACCAAAAATGCAGCCAGAGTTTCTCTGGCTCAATTAACTCGGCTGTGGCTCGGTGGGGTGCTTTGGGTCATCCGACTCTGGTTCTGCGAGGGACGCCAGATATGCCTTAGCCAGACCCTCGTACACCGCAGCGAGATTTCGGAAAGTTACCAGCTTCTCAACTTCCGCCAACGAAATGTCGGGCGCGTGGGTGATGAGTGCCGCATACAACAGCGGCACCACGCTCTCTGCATCCAAGGTGCTGAGGTCGAGTGCGTGAAGCAGATTGATCTTGATTCCGGCCTCACGCAACTTGGCCTGTGCGATTGCGATAGCCCCGAAGGTGAAACAGAGATAGTAGGTCTCGGCTCCGAGCTTTAGGGGTATCTTGGGCAGCGTTGGGTCTATCTCAGGGTTCTTAGCTACCTTCGGCATTTAGCTACCTTCCGTAACCGTCCACGCACCATCAATGTCGATGCTGAGCGTACCCTCGGATGCCTTGTTGAGGTCGAGGTCGAAGCCACCAGCCTCGGTCACGACGCCAGAGAAGGCAATCAAATCGCCGGTTGTAGTCTGACCAGCCGCAGTGTTTGGCATCAACTGCACCTTGAAGTCGTACAGTTCAGCAGTGGCAGCAGCGGCGATCACCGCAGCGTACCCGGCATCGGTCGAGACGCGAAGCATCGTGGCACTGAAGGTGCCGTAGTCAATGAGCGTGCCCAGCTTGCGCTTGGTGTTGGCGGCAAACGTGCTGACATCGGCAACGCCGACCTTGAGACCACTGAACTTTGCGTTGGTCAGTTCTCCAATGGGTGTGAAGGTTTCCGTACCGGTGCTCCCGGTTACGCCACCAATGGAGATGACGGTTCCTACGGCTGTTGCTTGTGCTTTTGAAGCTGCTTGAGACATGGTGATTCTCCTGCGGTGGTGCGGGGGTGCCTATTTAGGGTGGGTGTGAGAGAGATTGATTACTGCATCGCGTCGTAGACGTAGAACTCCGCCATGGCTTGGCACTGGAGAAGCTCTTCATCGAAGAGATCTTGCGGCATCAGATACTGGATATTCATCGTTCCGGCCTGATAACCGGAGAGAGCCTTGACGACTGCGTAGCGAAGGCTTACGGCATCGCTGTAGGTGTTGCCCCAGCAATTGACTACTCCACTCCATCAAGCTCGTAGCACATCAGAATGAGTTCACGGTTGCGCTGCTTCGTGTTGAGTACAGCCTGAATTTCATAGGTGTGAACTACGCCCGTTGTTGCTTCCGTGTAGACAATGCGCTGGTTGGCAGCAATGACTACGGAAGATGTCCACCGGCATGTGATCCTGTGAGTGACCTTCGACATAAACTCAGCAGTCGAATAGAGAAGCTGTGAAGCCTGAATGTCGATGCTTGCCCACGCTGTATAGACCGTCGTCCACGTTTGCAACTCTTGACCAAACGAGTCCTGCGTCGTGGTTTGCGACTGAATCTGTATCCGGCGATTTAATTTGCCACTTAGCATGTCGCCGCCTTACCGATAACTAAACATGCGAATCCGCTCTGTATCGAGTAGGGCATTTACACCCAACGGGATGTTCTTGAGGCTGAGTTCCGACACCTCTTCGCGATGCTCATACCAGTGCGAGACAAGCAGCAGGATTGCCATGACAACTGTTTGTGGGCAGTTGTTGACCTCTACGCCATCACCGAAAGAGCCAGCGACGAAAGTAATCTTGACGGAGCCCGGAATGAAGTTAGGAGTCTCTGGCCAGATGTTGCCCCACGATGGAGCAATGCGACCGGGTGTGGATGTTGTGTCCACGTTGTAGGCAGAAGGGTCGAGCGTCTGCGTCTGCCAGTTCCGTCAACGTAAGTGATGGAAGTGACGGAGACGAGACTTGCACGCGGTATGTCAATCGTGAGCCTGTCCCAGAAGAAGAATGGGTAGTCGGAACGTGCAGCAGGGTTCAGCGTTTCCTCACCCCATGAGAGTGGGAAGAAGTCCAGCGTCCGCATCCATGTTTGATTGAAAAAAGCGCGGTGAGTATAACGCTCACAGTATTGACGCGCTGCTGTGATATAGACAGCGAACAGAGCGTCGTCATCCGTGAAGTCCACCCTGCATTGCTGCTTAGCTTGTGCAAGCGTGACCGGCTCAGCTACAGGCGGTGTTACGAGTTGTAAGGACTAGGCCAGTCATATTATTTAGGCTCGACAGCTTTCTCACGCTTTGACTTCGGCGGAGTTGGAGGAATGAATGTAGGTGAGCCAGTAAGTGTCCAGAGTTGAGCTTTGCCTTCGGCAGATCCACTTCTTAGCGATGTCATCTGCAATGTCCAATAACTCGCCGAGTGATGAGCGGACGTGGGCGACAGCTCGGATAGTGAATGAACGTGTGATGCGAATGATGCATGATGTCTCTGTAGAGGATAAGTTGGGCAGGGCGACCCAGTTTCGAGTCGCCCATTCCAAGGTTGATTAAGGTTGTTTACGTGGGTTGCCAGCTTGAGAATCGGATGAGTCCCGGCGTCGGTCGATGCTCCACCTACACGTGCATATGCCAAGAACGCGACTTCCAGAGAATCCGCGAACCGCTCGTCCAGACGACGGATGCTCAAGTCGCCATCGGTGCGGAGCAAGTAACCCTGTTCGAAATCCCCGTACAGGATGCCGTATTGCCAGCGACGAAGGCCGAAGGCAACTGCTGATTGAGAACAATGGGACGCCCAAACAGATGGTCGAACACACCCGAAGAAGGATTCGGAATGAAGATCGGACGGCCTAGTGTGTCCTTGAGTCCCATGATGAGAGCGCGGGTTGTGGAACTCATCACCCACGAAGCATTGCCTTCGTAAGCTGGGTCGAGTGCGCTAGTACACGAGGTTGAGGTCGTCAAAAGCGACGGTGCCGGATACAGCAGAGGTACCAGCCGAGAGTCGCACCAGTTAGGATGGACGCCACATTGCTGGAGTTACCATTGGTAATGAGGTACTCCAGACCACGGTAGTAACGCAGACCAAACTTCTGTCTTAATCCAGAACCCATCGAACGATGCATCTTCGAGTTCCTGAAACGACACCTTGACCATAGTGGCCACGGTGTCCGTGTTCATAATGAAACCAGAGAAGGTCGGATCGGTGTCAGTCAACGCCGTACCTTCGCCGCCTGTAATCGTGACGAGTGTGTTCCCTACGTCATTCGACATACCGACCTTGATTGGTGCGCCGTTGTTGTTGGTGACCTTCTTGCCGACGATGGTGACCGTGTTACCGATGAGCTTCTGGGCGTCGATGATTGTTTGATTGAAGAGCTGTGGGATAACCGCACCTGTCGAGGTGGTGGTCAAGTCACGTGTTTTCACCAGTAGCGGATGTAGCGCTCGAAAGCGCGAACTTCGCGGTCGCTCTTCTCGCGGGTCTCAGCTTCAGACGCAGCCGGAGTTGCCACGCGGGGGCCGTACAGTCTCGCGAGTCTCAGCTTCATACTTTCAAGCTTCTCAGCGGTAGCGATGTCCTGCTCTAGCTGCTCTACATCTTTGACCATGCGGTTAGCCTGGTCACGTTGCTCAGCGGTCACGGAATCGCCTAGCACGAGCTTCTGTGCGTCGGTAATCAGCTTTGTCCGCTGTTCTTTCATTTGGTTGATAGTCATTAGTGCTGTCCTTTGCACACGCGTGTGTGCAGTAAGCCCAGGTGGGCATTGATTGGGGAATAAATTGCGGGCGGTGCAGGACAACACTCGCCTCAGACGAATGCTTCACAGCGGCGGTCGAATCGGTTTGCGGTTGGGCGCACAGCGCGGGGCTGACCGTTACGACTGCGAACTTGGGTGTTATTTACTCTTGAGGGCCAGGAGCTTCAGGCGAATCTCCATCGTGGCTTTCCATTCGCAAGTGTCATCAGCGGACACGTCGATGTTGCGTTCGCTCCGACATGACGCACAGTTCAAGTCGTCACAGTCGGGGTTCGTGCAGTTCTCACAGTCTTCGCCATCGCTGTCTACGCAGACATCACATAGGCACTTGCAGTCGGCGTTGCGCTTCTCACGGATCTTGCTGCGAATCTCTTTCGGTGCGGAGCGGAGACTGATAGAGGTTGATGGATATGCCGGGGAGCTTGTCACGGTGATTTCAAACAGGTCTACATCCAGCAGTGTGCGGATGTAGCGTCCGTCAGAATCTTCTGACCAAACATCGCTGATGCAGACGAACCCAAACGACATCCCGGTTATGTCCCCACGTTCCACAAGAACGATGAGGTCGTTTGCTGTCGTGGTGTCCGGGAGAACACAGTCGAACTTGAGGCCGGTCGCATCTACACTCAGCGTCAATGTGTTGGAGGTCGTGCGACCAAGAACAGCGGCGGTGTCGTGCGCGTATAGACAGAGAACATCGGGGTTCTCTTGCAGCGTGCGTGTGAATGCAGTAGGTGCAACCAGCTCTGCCCAGCCACCCATGTCCACGCTGGCTGTGTTGAACACTGATGCATAGCCAGACAGAACACGTTGCCCATTGTCGTTGGTTGCAACACGCAGTTCGCGTGCTTGGATGACTCTTGTCTCATGTTTTGGAGTTTGCTTATTCATTGTGTGTCTCACTTACGGTCTGTTCAGCAGCGAACGCAGCTACATCTCGTGCGGTGTTGATGACGACGGACCTGACGGCCTTCGTGAACTCAGCCCCGGCGTTGGCGTCTACATCTGTGTCTGTGTAATCTGCTGCACGCTTGGCCATCGACCGGCAAACTGTTTCAATGTGCTTGTCAATTCCTGAGTTAGGCATCACAGAAATGCCGTTCTTACTCATGGCAGCGCCTTGTGCAGCTTCAGCAATCGAGCGCAATACTGGGCTAAATAGGCCGGAAATAGTGTCGTAATCTCGTTTATCTCTTTTGCAAAGGCGTCCGAAAGCATCCCGATAGATCACGAGGTATGCAGATGTGTACCGCGTCATCGCAGAACGCTCATCTGGTGTAGGTGCGGCGTCAGTGTCCGGTGTAGTGTCTTCATCCGGCTTAGCGTCACTGAGCAGCGGCTGATCTTGAATGCTTTCTGTATCAAGCAAACGCTCAGCGTTTTGCATGTTTACAGGAACCCAAAAAATATCCCCTGCTGGGCCAATGGGGTTCATACCAATCTCTGCACGAATGTCATTAGTAGACAGCCAGCCCCATTGTTTGCCGGCAGTGAAGCCAGCAGCTTGCGATTCAATGTCTCCGCGTAGTCTTTCGCTCACGTCGAACTCGACCACGAACCGGCCAGAGTTACGACCAGCAGTGGGAAGCAGCTTGCGTGCAATCTCCGACTCCAAGCGACTCAGATATGGACGGAGTGTGTCTGTGACGAATGTCAACGCTTGCTGCTCTGCATTTGCGTTGCTGAGCTTGCTTGTGTCGCCCACCATGTGGGGTGGGACACGGAAGATTGCGGCAATCTCGGTGCGTTGATACTGACGAATCTCTAAGAACTGTGAATCTTTATTGCTAAGGCCGATGGGAGTGTAAGTCCACTTACCCGGTAGGAATGCGGTACCACCCTGCTTGTCTCCGCCATTGGTTCGTTCCCACGACGATTTGATTGTAGCGATCTCAGGATCATCAAATTCAGAGTCGGTGGTGAGAATGCCACCGGGCTTGCTACCGTTGCCAAAAAAGCGGGCACCGGACAGCTCACTTGCTCGCGCTAACCCTATTCCTTGACGTGCAAGTTGGACTGGGGAAATTCCGCGAAGTCCGTCAAAACAGAACAGAGGGACATGCAGTATATCCGCTGAAGCGATGGTGCGAGTCTGGCCGTTGCCTTCCTTGCCATCCAATCCGTCAGAGGTCTCGTAAACTAGGTCACCGCCTGTGCCGTTAGGCAGGAGCGGTGTACGCTTCGGCTCAGTCTTCTGTGGATGTAGTGGCCACAACGCAACTGGGCGTCCGCCCTTATCTCGCTGTATCTCTGCGTAGCAGTTGCCGGTGAGTGCAAGTCCACCGACCAAGCTCTCCCAAAATGTGAACGCTGTCATTTCCGGGTTAGGAGCTACACCCAGCAAGTAAGCTAGATCATGGTTCTGATTCTCTTTACGTCCGTTGTCCGTTAGCTCATACACTCGAACTGGCAGTGATGCGACGGACTCAGACAGAACACGAACACAAGCGTAAACGGTTGCCTGTTGCAGCGACGTAGCAACGGTGACGCGCTCACCACTGACTGTAGGCTCACCCGATGCCCACGCTAGGAAGCCCGACGTGCTGAGAGGGATTGCTGGGTTGTTGAGAGGGTCGCTGGAACGACGTTCATGCCCTACGAATTTTGCTATGGTCGATCTGATTCCCATACTGGGGGCGTCCTAAATCGTGTGAGTATTCGGAAAACCTACATCACAAACGGCGTAAAGTGTTTTTTCTTTGGAGAGATGGTGACGACCATTGCTCTGGACAATGCACAAATCAGTGCGGAGATGCCGTCAATCCTCTCCGCTGACTTCACTTTGTTCGGCTTCACATTCCCTGTGGGGTCTGTGTCCACGACTACATTGCTTGCCATCCACCGAAGAATGGGGTTGTTGAGGTGCGTGAGGTCATGCTTGAGAACAAGCTCAAGCAGTCGCTTTGTTGGTCCTGCAAGCGACGGAAAGCCTTGACGGAGCGGACTGACGGTGAATCCACGCACCTGAAGCCACGTTGCTGTCTCCGTGGCGTTCCACGGGTCATAACTGATTTCGCGGATGTCATACGTCTCAGATAGCTCGATAATTTTGAGCCTTACCGCGTCGTAGTCGATGACATTTCCGGGTGTAGCTGTCAGCATCCCCACGCGCTGCCACGCGTCATAAGGCACTCTGTCTCGCTGGCAACGCTTCCCGATGTTGTCTCCGGGAATGAAGAAGTGTGGAAGTACAACCCACTTGCTGCGGTCACCGTATGGTGGAAACAGCAACACGAACGCGCTGAGGTCCATCGTTGTGCTGAGGTCGAGTCCGCCGAAGCATGGTTGATTCTTCAGCGACTCAAGGTCGATGGGCTCGTTGCATTGTGCCCATTCATCCATCGGGAAGTAAGCGACGCTCGTCTGCGTCCAGATACCCGGGTGATGCTGCGACCATTCGTTCAGCTTCGGCGAATACAATTCGAGCTTGGTCTTTCTTTGTGGCGACTGAGTAGACCTCAGCACCGGGTTCGTTGCTGGCGATTAGCTCGTAAACTCCGAGCGCAGAGGCCAGCATTGACTTCCCATTACCCTTAGCGAGTTCGATATATGCGAACTTGAATCGTCTATAGTCGGTGTCAGCCCAGCGCCAGCCATACAATATCCAGAGCAACGCTTGCTGCCATGGTGCGAGGTTGAAGGGTTGACCCGCCCATTCGCCTTGAGAGTGACAGCAGAATCTTTGAATGAAGTCGATGACGTGCTGACCATGCTTCGGACTGAACTTCAGATTGCGAAGGTGCCCGTCTTGCAAGTCGCGACGATGACGCTCACAGGCGAGTCGCACGAGCTTGCTGGTGGTGAGACTGCCGTTGAGCACGTCACTGATGTATTGCTCGGCTTGATTACTGGGTGACCACGTCATCTATTGCACCCAGATCGGCCATGAACTCAGCGAATGTGTCTTTGGCTTCGGTGGGTGCGGCTTGAATTCTGCTGCGACTGCTCGGCGTCATGCCGAACTCGACTAGGAACTTTCGCATCTGATCGAGCGCAGCATTCGCAATCGTGACGTGGGGATTTCTTAGCGGCGTGTCAGAGTTCTTGAGCTTGATAACAGTGCCGAACTTATCGACACTCTGTTCAGCGGCAACCCAACGCGAGTAAGAAACGCAGTAGGCGGCGAGTGCAGCCCTGTCAATCTTGGTCAGCAGCCCGAGCGCTATAAGCTCGGGAGCTATACGACGCCATTCACGCTTTGCAACTTCGTTCAGATGTGATGGGCACAGAGGTATGCCGGTTGGCTTCGGCTCGTTATTGTTCAGCGGTCGATGCCCTGGGTTGCCTTGTGCTCTGCGTAGAGCGGTCGGTTTGGGTTTACGTCCTGCCAAGTCAGATGACTCCTAATTTCTTTGCATCGTCAGTTCGAATGGGGCCGGTGTAATCGAACGATGCTGTCAGTCGTGACGATGCCGACGTGAATCCTTTTATGCTGCTGGTCTTGCCAACCTTGGCATGTAGCATCGGGGTTGCACGCATGTTCCAATTCTTTGATTTCGCTCGGTGGGTAATCATTGCGGGGTTCGACGTGACTGATGAGTAGGGCTTGCCAGTTGCTCTGAACATCGACGCAACGAACTCAGATAGTGCGTTGCCGATGCCCACGCCCTGATAGTCGGGGAGACATACGGTTCGATGTTCACGCCAGCGTGATGCGGTCGGGTGCGGGAAGTGAAGCACCGCGGTGAACGCGACTGGCTCACTCTTGTAGAGGGCGGCGAAGCACTTGGCTGACTTATTGAGCGACGTGTCTAAATAGTGATGACGCTTGAACCGGTTCCAGAGCGACGTATCACACCTGATGATTTCCAGTTCGATGGGTGGGCGACGACAAAGTGACCTCCACTGAAACTGATTTGTGTGCGGCTCGTATATCCAATCTGGTTGCAGCCAGTCGATAACGTCATAGTGACAACCCACGGCAATCATGCGATGACCAGATAAGCGAATAGACTTCGCTATGGCGGCTGAACCTATCTGTGCGACTGTTCTGTCCACCACACTGGTGAACTCGTCAATGACGAATAGATCGGCGTTCTCAGCCATGGCACGCGCGAGCGTCACACGAAACTGTTCACCGTTGCTGAGACATCTGAAGGGACGCAGCCAGGAGGGTGGGGAACTGAATCCCACTTGAGACAGCATCGCGGTAATCTGCTTTATGCCGAGTGAGCGGGGGAAGTCATCGACAATCGACCTGTCATGTGACCAGTCGAACTGAGTGATGAGCGAGTCACCGAACATCTCACGTGCAAGCGTTGACTTGCCAGACCCGCTGGGGCCGACGATCATGCCGATAGACCACGGTCGAGAATCAATCGGGAGTTCCCCAGACCATTGAACTTCTGACTTGAGAGTCGGCGGGAGTTCGAACATCCCTTCCAGTTGCATGACTCGCGGCGAACGGGTTACAGGGATTGAAACTATGCAATCAAACTTCGACAAGTGAATCCTTCGGCACACAGTCGTTCAATAAGTTCAAGCTGAGACTCTTCAGAGCCGCACTCGACCATCACGCTATAAGTTCCCGTCAGTTCACCTGTCTGGTCGTCTGACACTTCAGTCGAGTCGCCATCGTCCAGCAGCTTGGCAAGCTCGTCATCTGTGAAATAGGGTTTCAGATCCAACTCGTTAGCGAGATTGGCGATGACTTCAGGGTTCCATTCAAAAAACTGACCGCTGCGATTGTCAGCGATGGCAAGCGCCTTGGCTCTGCTGTCTGTCGTCAGATCGAGGTCAGTTCGCTGAACGACTACGAGCTTCGTTCCGTCTGTCTGAACGACTATCGCGTCAGCATCGATGCCGGACTTGAGAGCGGCGTTGACTGTCTTGTTTCCTGCGACGATGACACCGTTCTTATCAACCAAAACAGAGCGACCAGCGCCCAACGTTTTCAGTGAGTGAGTGATGGAGTCGTGACCGCGCTTGCTACCCATGTTGGCATTGTGCTGGTCTTGTTTCAGGTCAGAAATCTTCAATTTGGTTCGTTCCTCTAATGACTTTCATTTCGCGACCGTATACGCGGCTCCCACGTGCGGTCGCGGGCAGGGACGATGCTGGCGGACGAAACACCCCTATCCTTGTCAGTTCGTCACTTCTATCGCTCGGAGAGCGCCTAGACGTGTTTCCCAGCGTCTGGCATGTACCCTGAGCGACTGAGTGACTTGTCTTTCTCAGTCTTGACCCGATGACATGGGCGACATAGCGACTGAAGATTGTCGAGGTCGAGTCTGCGTTCGGGTGAGATGTTCAGCGGGACGCGATGGTCTACATCTTTTGCGGGCGTTACGAACCCAGCAGCGAGACAGTGAGTGCAGAGATAGTTGTCTCGTTTCAATGCCTGTTCTCTGACGCGCAACCAGTCACTGTCATAGCCTCGTGAGGCAGATGAGCCTCTGTATCGGGCTGGGTCTGTACCTGCACTATGGGCTGCACAATAGCGGGTGAAGACTAAGGCAGAACAGCCGATCATGGCGCAGGGCGTGGGTGAAGCAAGCGGCGACATTCGAATCTCTTTGACAAAGGTGGTGTCGATAGTGAGTGATATAACGACACCGAGTGGGAGGAATTGACGACCAAGGGCAGTAGGCCGCACTCACAACACTCATAAGTTATTACTGACGAGGGCGGTGCTTGGGGCACCGCCGCAACGCCATAGGAGAGGAACTAACCTGCCATTTGGTCTACCCTTTTTGCTGGGTTACGCCGCAGTGGCGTGGGTCTCAATAAGTGGCTCTGGTCTAAGCTGGCTCGCTAGCTTGGCTTGTGCTTCGGCTTCCTTTTTTATGCTGCTGCGAATGCTATTTCGAACCGTGCAATAGTCCCTATTTGAATCGCTGGCCACGGCGTAGATGGTTTCACCTGCTCGAAACCGTCTCAGGAAAGAAGCCTTCTCTTCCCGAGAACAGGGCACTTTAGGTTTGCGATCCGCGTAACGTGATTGTCTGTTTTGACGAATCATGTCGGCGCTGTTATCAGCCTTGGAGCCTGTCGCCATGTGCCGTACATTGGTACAGGCGGGTGTCGAACAGACAACATGCCGAATACATGTATCGGGTGGGATAGGCCCATTCTTCTGTTCCCAGGCCCAACGATGTGCGGAGACCGTATGTCTAGTACCGTCTGCATCGTATGTTTCGAACATGCCATAGCCTGGTTTGCCTTGTCGGGCTTGTCCTGTTCGGGTAAAGATGTGACAGCAGTTGGGATTGTATTCTTTGCTTATCAAATCGTTGAAGCGTTGGCGATTGGTGCGGGTGGTACGTGGTCTACTCACTGATCTATCTCTCTTATTGAGGAAATAGACCGTCTAGCGGTTCAATGATTGTGAAGGCTATAGCAGCCCTTCACATCACCTTATTAGTATCGAATGTGGAGTAATGGGTGATCGTTTTACAAGCAACTATTTTGCATTATTCTTGGGTGGGTTCACAGCCACAATGCGGCTTTGTGGTAGAGTGTTGTTCGGCGCGGGATTCACGACAACGCATTGAGAAAGATACTTGGCCGGTGTGCGAAGAGGATGAAATCTGCTTCTGTTGCGCTGAATTGCCTTTTCACCTTCTTGGTCTCTAGGCAATACCAGATGAGACCGCCGAAGGCGGCAGCTTGAATGGCGAGCATCCCAGATTGGATCGGGTCGGGCATTGGCCACTTTCGGTATCGCGCTAGCAGCGCATGAAAAGATTACAACACCCAAGCGCGCAGAATCCGGGGATGCAACATTGCCGGTTTTTCGCCTGCAAATGCAGACAAGGTCTTGCCGGTCCACTCTGGAGCAGTACAATTCAGCAAGATCGGACCAGAAAAAGGAGATTCCGACTAAGGTAGAAGATGCCAGCGAACATTCGAAGACTACTGCTAACTGAACGTGGACAAGCGTGGTTGGCTCAATTCGATGCCGTTGAGCAGGAGACGGCCTCGCGTCTGGCCAACGGGCTGACCCTTGTGTCTCACTCCACGTTCGAAAGAATAATCAGAAAGCAGCTTGAGTTCATCGCCGAGTGTGCAACGGGGCCTGTTGCATTGTTCGCAGCACGAGAGTTAAAGAGCACTGCTCGCGCCGAGTATATCAATAGTTTCGGCTCTGGCACCATCCCAGCACAACTCGATGCGGTGCCGAAGGGTGCTGACCTCGGCAGCGAAGCGAGGATTGCGGCGACAATAAGAAGCCTAACAACGGCTAATCCAAAGGTTTTTCTCAATCATCCCAACATTGCGGCAATGCGCGACAGCAAATGCAAAACTCTTGTTGCGGTAGATGATCTAGTTGGCTCAGGGAACAGGCTGAAGGAGTTCCTCTCGGCTCTGTGGGAAAACAGGAGTCTCCGGTCGTGGTCGTCTCGCAAGAACATTAACTTTCGTGTAGTGACTTATGCCGCTACGGAAGCAGGTATAGCCATTGTGGAGCAATTGAGATGTAAACCAAAGGTTGTTTTCGACAGAGTGTGTCCGACCGTTGACTCCTTGCCGTGGTCAAGAGCTTTGCGTTCTTCGGCTAGAGTTTTATGTAAGAAATACGCCGGTCGAACATCTCGAAGAGCCTTGGCTCTGGGTTATCGAGAGACGATGGCGATGCTTGTGTTCGAGCATGGATGTCCAAATAATGTTCCGGCGGTCTTTTGGGCTCCCCCTGCCGCCTCTGGCTCATGGCAATCTTTGTTCCCAGCACAGACAGTTCTAGCGGCGGAAGGTTCCGTCTTCCCGCCAGACCTCGTGCGAGGCGATGCCGCAAACCTCCTATCGGATGTTGGTCAAAGCCAGTTGGCAAATGTGCGCGCGCGGCAAGCTCTTAACATTTCAGATAACACTTTGCTGATACTGGCGTTTGCGGCGAAGGGCGTTCGGTCAACGGCGGCATTGAGTTTTGCTACTGGCTTGAACGATGAAGAGTGCGCTCTTCTGTTTCGTCAATGTGAGGAGTGGGGATTTCTGACCGCCAGTCACCGCATTACGGAATCGGGTCTTGCTGAACTGGATGCCGCCCGTCAATCAAGGTTTGTTTTGAAAGAAGTTGCTCCTCGCGGGGAAGAGAGCTATTATCCAAAAATGCTGAGGAGCACCATATAGAGTTAGTGCGACTCGGTGCAAGCCGAGTCATGGCAGGCACTTTGCGGTGTCTGTTGGAGTGCGGATTGCCGCATCTCTTGGAAAATGCTTGCGCTTGGCGAGAGGATAAGAACAAATCCTTATCCAGCGCATGTCTCGGGGCGGATTCGTTCTCTTCCGCTCCGTAGGTCGCGCCAAAGTATCTCTATGTGGTCTCCTCAGCTATATACCGAGCAGGGAATAGCAATGGGTCGCAGTCGAGACCTGTTGCACAATGCGGTCGCTCAAATTGAGCAAGTAATCCGTTCGTCATTAGAACTTCCCGCAATCCTCACGCTCAATCACTTGGCAGAGCGAGCGGATGTGCCGTATGCCACCCTCCGTAAAATTGTGATGCGGGAGCACAAGGATACATACCGGAACTTCTTCATTCGCAAAAGATCAGGTGGGCGAAGACTCATTAGCATCCCGCACCCGGAGCTATTGAAAGTGCAACGATGGCTGGCACGGTATGTGCTAAATCCAGTCCCCGTGCACCCCAATAGTTTTGCTTTTGCGCCGGATAACTCCATCGTCAAGTGTGCATCGCGGCACTGCGGAGCGCGGTGGATTGTCAAAATGGATATTCTCGCATTTTTCCCGTCGCTATCTGAACTCAAAGTTTATCGGGTATTCCGGGCAATGGGATATGGGAGGCTCATCTCTTTCGAACTAGCGCGAGTTACGACATACGCGCCGCATAAGAGTTTTCGGTATGCACATCGGCAATGGATAAATCTGCATGGCGGCACGATTGTGGCTTATGCACATCCCCACCAAGGCTTTCTTCCTCAAGGCGCGCCGACCAGTCCGATGCTTTCCAACCTCATCATGCGCGACATGGATGAGAAAATAACGAAGATTGCACTTCGTGCAGGGATGACCTACACCCGTTACGCCGATGACCTCACGTTCTCGCTTCGAGAGGGCGAGTTCAGCCGACGGGCGGCATTACAGTTGGTGGGAGAAGTACAAGATGCCTTGAAATTTATGGGGCTGTATCTTAATCGGAGGAAAACCACCATCTCCCCACCTGGCAGCCGAAAAGTAGTTCTTGGGCTGCTAGTGAACGGGAGTGCCCCAAGACTGTCGAGGGAGTTTCGCTCTAATCTCAGACAGCATCTGCACTATGCGAAGAATCCGACGGAGCACGCGAAAGCTCGGGGCTTTGATTCCGTGGGCGGCCTTCGCCGCCATCTGAAAGGGTTGATCGACTTCGCCAAGATGGTTGATGAGCCCTACGGCATAAAGGCTTTACAACAATTTGATTCAATACTGTGGCCATAGGTCTTCAATGCGCAGCTAGATCAGGCTGTGCATGTGATTCCGAAAGAACAAACTTCGCGTCCACGCTGGTAATTGCCGCCGCCATCATTGCCGCCGTCCGGCTCACAAGGGATGAGAACATCAGCCGCCCGTCGCCGCGTCTGGCGACCGTCATTTCTGATTGCGTGGGCTTGGCTCGGATGATTCTGGTTCACATCTGTATCGGTTATAGCCAGAGATGTTCTCAGTGAATATCTCCTCGATAGGCACGGGGAGCTTGCCGTTCTTGCTGTGGCTCCACTGAAAGATGAAGACCTTTATGTCCGCCTTTACTGCTCTCAACTTGTCGAACGCCCACTTAATGTGGGATCAGCTTGAGGCAACTGCGCAACAGGTACTCGTCTTCTGGCACGCCAGTAACCAGCACTCTTCGCGAAGGGAAAGTATGCACCCGTCCTCAAGCTTGTCAAGTTAAGATTTATGATTTTCGGACAAGATGGGCGATAAACGAACCGTCGCGGATCTTTATCAGATTCATGGTCCAAGCCAGGAGTATGATCGTCGCGAAGAGAAGTACCTTTGAGGGGGCCTCCTCATGAAACGCTATGCATTCGCAATCCTGGCCGCTGCATTCTGTCTCGCCGGCTGTGGAGCAAGCACACCGTCCAACTCCACGCCAGCGCCCGCCGGCATCACCGGCAACTGGCAGTTGGCCCTAACCTCTACCACGGGCGGATCCGCCACAGGTGGATCTGCGACCTACGGCATCTATCTCACGCAAACGGGAAGCACCGTCTCCGGTATAATCGGGATGCAGCAAGCCTACCCACTATGCGTGCCACCCTCGGGGCCTCCCTGCGCGTTCCCTTTTGGCGAAATTGCTCTTGAACTCGTCGGAACCGCCGATTCAAGTGGCAATATCGTGCTTAATTCCGTACCTGATTCCGGAGGACCGGCGGCATTCTCTATTACTGCCAGTACCACAGAGGACACCAGGTTGAGCGGCACATACACAATTACGTTAGTCAACACATCTCCCGCTGGCACCTGGGTTGATCAAGGTACTATCTCCGGGAACACAATCGATGCCCTGAACGGGACATATTCAGGAACGCTCAAGTCCTTGGTCACCGGCAACACCATCGGCATCACCACGACCCTCAGCCAGACCTCCAGCCCCGATTCAGGGGGCAACCTAGAGGTAAGTGGATCGGCAAATTTCACCGGCTCGCCGTGCTTCACCTCAGCCACGGTGCCGAATCCCGGGCCCCTTCTCGGAAACCAGCTCGTCATTGACTTCGTCCCAACCAGCAGCCCCACCACCACTATTGTTCTGTCGGGCACGCTTTCACAAGATGCAAAAACTATTGCCGCAACCTACGAAATAAATGGAGGCTGTGGCTCCGATACTGGATCGGGAACCTTGACCCTCCAGTAACTTCGCGCCCCCCCTAACACCGCGATTGGACTCTGTCAGACCCCTTTTCCACCCCCAAATCCACCGCAAAAAAAGCCTATAATCAGTGCATAAAACGTGGAAAGGCCGGTTTTGGTTCTCACCCATTGGGTTCATACCTCCGGGGCGTCTTCACCACGTTCGCACCCTCATAAACATTGACGATTATGACGCTCCGAGGTTTCAGAATTATGAATCAAAAAGGAAATGCGGGCTCAGGTGTTAGTGCGCGCGCGATCTTCTGATAATAGTCGGATTTCTTGCTCATCTCTTGAAGTTCCTTGTTGACGATGTTTCTATCCGTCTTATGCGGCTTCACCAAGCCGCATTCAACATGAGTACCGAACAATCGTGATATTGATCGTTGGCATGGACTGGGTGGGTTTGATCACCAGCAAATCAAGGGATCACGACAAAGTAACTAAGTCCGGAAACGCAGTTATTCCTACCCTAGGAATAACAAAACTGTGGTATCACGCATAAAGCCCTTCGCCGTCGGTCTTGTTGTCACTCTTCTCTCAGATTTGCTGTTCCCTCTGCATTGAGGCCGGAGTGTCGCTCCGTAGCGTCGCTTGCTGCGACGCTGTGGGTACTGACGGTGTCTGAGACAGTATGAGCGTTTACACTTAGCGGGGAAGCAAGTCCCCCACATGAGGTTGGACTATGCGCTTCCTTTATTGAGCAAGACTGGACTCTTTGAATATCGTCCGATTCCCGCTTGTAAACTGGCCACTCCAGGGCGGATCGCCCCAGAACATGATTTCCAAAGACCGCCCTTGTGCGCTGCTTTGATGACCTGACAACTGCTACCCCACCGCTTCAGCCGTAAAGAAACTACGCTGAAGAGCCACGGTCGTGCTTTGCATGTGGCTGAATAACCTCTCCCGTCCGCAGAAAGCAACAGAAGCCGTACATATATTGTATCAGAGCAAAAGCACGAAATTGATCGACTTGACATATTACGACAAGAATTATTGTGATCTGCTCGGGGCTAGCCATTTCATGCGAAGAGATCTTCACCACGCTGATGGGTGAGGACGTGGAAGCCCGCCGAAAGTTCATCGAGGAAAATGCGCTGGACGTGACGAACCTGGACATCTAAAAGCACGAAGCTGATGAATTGAAGACTAGTCAGGGTCTAGCGGTGCAATATCGCGTTTTGAACGGCTGACTTGATATCCTCGCGCATTTCTCCGTGATGCATAATTGCGCCGCGGGTGCATGGCGGGCAGAACAGCGATCCTACAGATTCGCCGACTCGCAGCCCCCAATAGTTCGCTGAACGTAGGCAGACAACCACCCGTTTGCCAGCCTTAGCCTGAGGGAAGAGTACGGACTGCGCCCAATCAAGACAAACTTTCGATGACGGCAGAGCCGAAAGCATCGACCAATCCGTGAAATGCACTGATTTATAGGCACCGATGTTCAGCGTCGCGACTGTCGAGCGTGCTTTCCCATAATCGATCCCGAATTGCCGAATGACCCTATTCAGCCATCTATACGCCGGAGGGTGCTGCTCCTCGTTCGGAAGATCGCACTTGCCTGTCCGCTGGTCGACATACCAGCGCCTCCCTGCTTTAGTTGCTGCGTGAGCGACGTCCCGGTCGTCGAGACCGGGCGACAAAAACAACAGCACGACTGACGCAGTACGAAGTGGTCCCGCGTAGGGCCCGGGTAAACCGCGAAGCTCAAACCCGTGCTTGCGGCTTGCAAGCACGCTCTCGTCCGCAGGATGCACATCGGCGTCCTCGGGCATCTCTGACCAAAAGCGAAAGATATCGCGCTTCAATAGGAATCTCCTTTTTCAGCACCGATTCGCTTGAATTGTACCGCTTTCCCCCCCTCAGCGCGATTCCTTCTAACGACTGTTCAGTCCCTCAGCGAACTGGGACGAGTTTGATGCGCCGCTCAGCGATTCGTGACGTTCCGACGGGATCCCCAGCGATTCTGACGCCCCTTCGATTCCCTCGCTTATCAGCCCCCAGGGCAATTTCGACACCCCTCAGCACGTCTCAATGCGCCCCGACAGCACCTGCACGTGTTTCCCATCATCTGGGGAGCACCCAAAACGTTCTGCTGGGCGCCCCGAGCAGTTCCCGCTTGCAAATTCCTGAATTTGCGCGTAGCTTCTTTATCAAGCTGTTTCGGGTTGACGCTTCTCAGAGCGTTCAGAGACGGCCTTTTGGCGAAGCAACTACGGCTAACCGCTATATGTCGGGGAAGTGATGTTCCCTTCCCTACGCAATAACTGCAACCCACGTTTCTTGCCGCAGCCACTCGCGGCCAATACAAAACTGATAGTGACTCGCGCACTCGCGAAGCAATACGCCATTTCTACGCCTGTATTCAGACTAGATCGGTAGTTGCTCGTCCTGTGCTGCGACGAAAGATCATCTGTGAACGCAAAGACGATTCTTTGTGTGCGCCCATTCGCTCTATAACACGGCAATTGCCGAGAACAGGAAGAAACAAATGAAGAACTCGAAACTTACCATCAAGCGTCACAACGCCGCTGAGACTAAGGCGCTGCTACCGTCTCGTAGTCGAACGTTGAATGATGATCAGCAGGAGATTCTTGATGGGTTTATCGACACCCCTATCGGTGAGAGCTTCACCGTTGTCACTCCACCAGCGACTAAGGGCGCTAATCAGACTCAAAAGGATCTTGAGTTTGTGAAAACGACCGTCAAATATGCACTCAACTCGCCCGAGATCAAGGGGAAGTTCGGCAAAACTGTCAAGACTCTCGAGGAGGGCGAGATCACCATTGGCAAGACTGTATACAAGGCTCGCCAGAAGAAGGATAAGCCGAACACCAGCGACACCACCACCAGCTAGTTCCACTGACACAATTTGGGTGGTCACGTTGTAACTGACGTGACCTCTCCCTTTTTACAAGTTTGTCGAGAGGTCCAACAGCCATGAAGAGAGAAGCCAAAGCAACCGACTTTCTATCCGTTAGCGAGGTCGCAGTTCGTCTGTGTATCTCGCCTAACTCAGTGCGTCGAAAGTTCGCTGGGCTGTCCGGTGTTCTCAACGTCGGTACATCGGAGCAACTGCACAAACGTCCCCGGCGCATCTTGCGCATTCTCACAACGACGCTGGAGAAATACATTGCAGAGCATCAGACGAACCGTCGCAAGTAAGCTGAACAACAAATTGCCGCCATAATGCCAAGCTCATATATCGGGCTTGGCATTTTGGTTACTGCTTACTTAGAGGCGACGGGTTTTCTTGGCTGTTTTCTTGACTGCTTTCTTCGCCGCTTTCTTGACAGCTTTCTTGACAGCTTTCTTGGGCTGCTTGACGGGTTCACTTGCTGCAATGAGTTTGTCACGCTCAGCGAGTGCGTCAGACACTGCGTTCAACACGAGCGCGTTCGCAGCGTCTAGAAAACGGTCGTCCTTGGTAGCCCCGCAGAGCAGAGCAGCCTTGAACGTCGCGTGAGTCTTGCCACACGTCTCGCACGGGTTGTTCATCATGACGCGATGGTTGTACATGATGCGACTGAGTAGATTGCTGATTGTTCGATTCGTTGCTGCCATTGTCGTTCTCCTTTGAGTGCTGCTGTTGTTGCGTTCACTATAGGAGACCGAACGCCCCGTGTCGGGCTAATTCGCCTTGCGCCTCATTCTCCTATTCTTTGTTGGACTTGCGTTCTGGTCGGTTGCGCTTCACGGGAGCTTGGGGGCTGGTCGTCACCTTGACGCCCTGCTTACGCATTGCGGCAATCGACTCGCCTTCAAGCTGCTCTTTACGCGCCCTTGTTTTTGGATCGTAGTAACGTTCCGTTATGGTGACGCTTTCATGCGTTAGCAGCTTGCTCACCGTTTCAATCGGGACACCCGCCAGCAGCATCTCGACCGCGAACGTGTCACGCAGCATGTGTGAGCGGAATCTCATCTTTTCGCCCTGCTCATCTTCGAACGAGAGAAAGTCGTTCAGCTTATCAATCTTGCGAACCCATTTGTTCGTGTTGACGACCTCGGAGCATTGACGCGACCAGAACCAATAGTCGGAATGCTCCTCATTGCGACTGGGAAGCTCGTTCAGCGCCTTGACGACATGATCCGGCAGAACTCGCTCAATGATGCTCGCCTTGGGCTTGCGAATGCGTTTCTTTCGGATGACAGCAGTGAGACGATTGCCGTTCAATGCAGTCTTGGGGAGAATCAGCACATCGCCAACGCGAAGACCTGTCCATCGCTGCACGAGAAAGATGGCGCGAAGCTGTTGACCCACACGAGCGGATGACTTGTGCGCGTCAGCGTCGAACAGATATGTTGCGTCCAGCAGTTCGTCGAACTGCTTAGGCGTCAGCGACCACGTCTGAGAGTCTTCCGGGGTAATAGCCTTGACATCCAAAGTCGGGTTTTTTTCGATGAAGTTCAGGGCGGTTGCCCAGCAATAGAACGCTTTGATGCGAGTCAAGAGGGCCGCTTGCGAGGTCAGAGCCAGCTTGTTCGTCTTGTCAACGGCGTCAGGTGCCCACGATCCACACCACTTGTCTAGTAGTGCTGGCGTCATGTCGCTCACGTTGACAACACCCGTTCGATTAGCCCATCGCAGAATTCGGCGCGTGGTCGAGCGATAGGCGTTGATGGAGGTGGCACCGGGTTTCTTCATACCCCTTAGCCACTGCTCAAAAGCATCCTGGAGAGGCACGAGCTTCGCCGCCTTCTCAGCAGCAGCGGCCTCCTCTGCGATTTGCTTCGCCATCTCCTGTTCAGCAATCTTCTGCAATTGAATGTTGACCGGGTCTCGCTTCTTACGCTCAGACTGAGCGAAGCGTTCCGCTTGCTCCCATGAGCGTGTTTTGGCGGAGACGTACGTCGTCTTTCCGCCTTCTCTGATATACAGACTCTTGCGACAATGACAGCGTTTCCATTGGGGCTCGTCACGTCTCGGGCACTCGGCAGAATGACGGGTGAAGACTGTTATAGTTGTAGAGGAAACAGGTTCGACGGTGATCATAGTAGGTGTGCTCCTATGTTCTGCAAATCTTCAGCAAAACGAGTTCGGCAAGAAATACATCTCTTTACTTTCAACAGTTTAGCACATCTACAACG